GGCAGAGCACCGCGCGGCCCACTCGATCAACGCCGGCTTGGGCAGCCCACCGTTGATGATCGTCGTGACGCCGGCCACCCGCTGCCCGTCGAGTTCGTACCGGTGACCGGAACCGCTGGCCACCCGCTTGAGGCTCACAGCCGGCCCCTAGAGCGCTTGTGCCGGCGCCGGTATCCCGTCACCAGCAGCCGGCGCCGTTCGGCCGTCTGCGTGGCGCTATCAGCCTCGGATGACCTGCTCGCGGGCACCGAGCGCGCACGCTCTGCCGCCAGTAGGTCGTTGATCGTGCAGTGCGGACACGGCTCGCCGGCACCGACCGGCCGGATGCGCCGGCAGCGCGGGCACGTGACGTAGTCGTCGGTGGCGTCGTAGATCATCGCCGGCCGCGCCTCGGTCGGTGCTCCGGGATCGCCGGATACGTATGCGCGTCGATGTATGCCCACAACGCGTCATCGGGCACCCGCTTGCTGCCGCCGATCAACACGAACGGCAGCAGCCCGTCGGTTAGGTACCGGTACACCGTGTGCGGGTGAACGGCCAGGATCTCGGCCACCTCGCTGACGGCCAGCAGCCGGGTGCGCGGTCGACGCGTGATTGCGGCCATGCGCGGCCCCCGTACTCCCGAGTGGTTTCGGACTGGTCTAGTCGCGGTATGCCCATACGGCAATGGTTCGTCCTTGATCCGTGTCGCATCCGTACGCATCCGTACCTCAGACATGCAACGACCCGCCACCGGCGTGGGTGACGGGTCGTCGCGCGGGTACCGCTATGCGGTACGGCGCTTGCGTATCGGCGTCAGCGTGGTGCCGGCAGCACGGCCCGACATGGACGCCAGCACGGCAGCGTCACCGGCCGGGTCCACGTGCCCGTAAAGATCATGGGTCACGGTGATGGACCCGTGCCCGAGCCGGCGCGAGACCACCAGCGGCGGCACGTTGTCGTTGAGCAGCCACGTGGCATGCGAGTGGCGCAGGTCGTGAATGCGCGTGCCATCCGGCAGCCCGGCAGCCACCCGCACCCGGCGCCAGTAGCCGGCCACGCCGTTATACGACCATGCCGCGCCGTCCGGCCGGTGGAAGACCCACGCGCTGGCCGGCCGACCCACGACCAACGGACGCAGCAGCGCTAGCGTCTCGCCGTCCACGATCACGTCTCGGAACGCGTGCCGGCTCTTACCGTTGCCGATGCCGCGCCGGTCGCCGGTCAGCGCACCACGCACCAGCACGTGGCCAGAGTCGAGGTTGACGTGCTCGACGCGCAGCGCCAGCGCCTCACCAACACGCAGCCCGCTACGGGCCAGCACGTGCCAGAGGATGCGCACGACCGGGTCGGCCGTGGCTGCCTTGACCGCCTCGACCTGCGCCACACTCAGTGGGTGCACCGCGTCACGGGCGACCACTTCGGGCAGGTCGACGTTGCGCAGCGGGTTGTCGGCGCGCCAGCCGCTTTGCTGCGCGTGGCGCAGCACCATGCCCAGCAGTTTGGCGCGGTACCGCACGGTGCGCGGCGTGCCGGTCTTGCTCTGCGCGTTCATCCACGTGGCGACCTGCGCTTGCGTGATCGCGCCCACCTCGACGCGGTCCCATTGCGCGAGTGCTGGCCGGCGCAGTTCGCGCCGGTACCGCTCGGCGGTTGCTTCCTTGCGGGTGGCGAGCATGGACCGGGCCGCGTCACCGAACGTCAGCACCGACGCGCTGGCGCGCACCTCACCGCGCCACAACGAGCCGGTGCGCACCCGCACGTCATCGCCCGCGATGTTGCAGCCCAGCGATTCGATGGCCAGCCGCGCCGCGTTGGCGTCGACCTTGCTGCGCACGGTGTGCGATTGCTGCACGCCGTCGTGTCGCCACTTGAGCCGGAAGACGTGCCGGCCGCGCGTTTCGACGGTGACGCTGCGCTGCCTCACGCGGTCACCTCGGGCGCGCCGATAACGCTCGCGGTGTCGAAACCCTTAGCGACGAACACCGGCACGTGCATGGGACATGAGTAGACGTGACGCAGACCGGTGGCCAACGCGCCATCGGTCTGGCCGAACCGCTCGTAGCGGCCGAGGTGCGCGGTCGCGTCTTCCTGGCAGCGCACGCGGGCGCCGTACTGGTCGAACGCGTCGTGGTTGCAGAGCATGATCGTTTGTCCTTTCGTGGGTGGCTTGCGCGCCCGATGTTCCCCGGATGTTCCCCATTTGGCAAGCGCAACGCGCTGACCTGCGGCGACGCGCTTACCACCAGTGATGGACCCACTAGTGCACTGACCTGCGCAGATGCCGTTTCACGCTCAATCGATCTAGTCGTCAGGGAACGCCAACGTCGCATCTCTCGCATAAGTCGCCCGAATGTTCCCAAGGTGGGAACACCCGCGAATGGGTAAGCGAGGTGCCATCCTTGTGCCTCGATTCGGTCCGAACGATCAAGGGAGCCTCAATGCCGCGAGCACGTCGACAGAGCACCGAACCTCAGGTGCTCGATTGGGCCGGCGACCTGCCGGCGTCCTTCCTGCTCTGCCGGGACATGGGCCACACGTGGAAGCCGTACACCGCCGAGTACCTGACCGGTGAGCGGCAATACCGGCGCGTGCTGCGCTGCGCCCGTTGCCACACCGAGCGCGTCCAGTTCCTGAGCATCACCGGCCATATCGAAGCGGGCCACTACGTGTACCCGGACGGCTACGCCATGCCGAAGCAGTCGGGCGGTTACACGATGGCGGTTCGGGACCTCTGCCACCTCACGTCGGTCACTCGGTTGATCGGTGACAGTGAGCGGGCCGCGTCGTGAGAGAGGTTGTGGTGATGGCGTGGTGCGACCTCGACCACGACGGGCGCGACAAGGTGCCCGGCGAGCCGTACGTCTGCGAGGTGAACGGGCTGCGCCGCGATATCGACCTCTGCCCGGAGCACGCCACGACGTTGACCGGCTATCTGCTCGACATGCTCACCAAGTACGGGCGCGAGCCCGACCGGCCAGCCAAGCGCAAGCGTTCACGTCGCGCGGTTCCGGTTGAGGTCGGTTTCAGTTGCCCGGAGTGCGGCCAAGCGTTCAGCACGCCGCAAGGTCGCGGTGCGCACCGCTACCGCGCGCATGGCTATCGGCGCCCGGCTAAAACGTCGTGATGACCCACACGTAACCGTCGCCACCGGCACCGCCTGCACCGCTTTGCTGCCCGGTGCTACTGGCACCGCCACCGCCACCGGGACCACCGGGCTGCACACCGGTTGCGCCGGCTTGCGCTGCCGCCACGTCGCTGGACGCGCCACCGCCCGCGCCACCCTGGCCGGCGTATGCGGCAATCTGTTTGGCCGCTTGGGTGGCGCCGGGTGCGCTTGGTGCTGCGCCGGCAACGACGCCACCAACACCAAAGCCGACGCCAGCGAACCGGCCGACCGGCCCACCGTTGCCACCGCCTGCCGGCACGTTGCCGGCCGTGAGCCCACCGCCTGCGCCAGCGCCACCGGGTGCACCGCCAAGACTCTGCGCGCCCGAGTTGCCGAGCCCACCTGTCGCCGGCCCGATACCACCTTGCGCGCCGCTCCACATGCCGCCACCGGCTGCGCCCTGCGTGCTCGCGGTGGCCGCGTTCTGACCGCCACCGCCCGGCCCGCCACCTCCGGTGCGGGTGCCGTAGTCGGTGCCGTTGTTGGGGCCAAACGCGCTGAACGTGCCGCCGTTGCCGTTGGCACCAGCGCCGGCCGTGTTGCGGCCAGCCGGTGACGCACCGCCCGCACCGACCACGACCGTCTCGGTGGCTTGGCACAGCGATGCCGGCAACGTCATGTCGATGAGCCCGCCACCGCTACCGCCTGCGCCTCCGGTGCGTATGCCGGTCGTGGCACCGCACGCGCCGGCACCGCCCGACGCGCCACCGCCTACGAGCACGACCCGCACCCAGCGCGGCGTACCGGCCGGCTTGACCCAGCCACCGGCGCCGGCCGCAAAGGTGCCAGCGGTGGGGAACGTCTGCACGTCGGGCGCGGCTGTGGTGCCGGCCGGTCCCTGCGGGCCGGTCGCGCCGGTCGGTCCGGTTGGTCCCTGCGGTCCCTGCGGTCCCACCGCTCCCGTTGTGCCTTGCGGCCCGGTGGCGCCGGTCGCTCCGGTGGCCCCTGCCGGCCCCTGAGCGCCCGTCTGGCCGGTTGGTCCGGCCGGTCCGGTACTTCCGGTGGGTCCAGCCGGTCCCGTAGCCCCTACGGGCCCCGTAGCGCCTTGGGGACCTGCCGGGCCGGGTGCGCCGGTGAACGCCTCGACCACCTCGACGGGCGCGGCTAGCGCCACGTCGACAACCACCGGCCCGCGCGGGTCAGTGATCACGTCCAGGAAGATCGGCTCACTCATACGGGCACCGGTTCGGTTACGTCGTCGGTCACCCGGCAGCCACCGGCCAAGATCGTTCGGACGGTGCCGTCCGGCCACCAGACCTCAAGATCCCACCGGTACGACCCACCCGGGATCGCCTCGGACGTGTCGGCGTCCAACGTCATGTTGATCACGTTGTGCGGTGCGGCCGGGTCCACCGCCACCGCGAACGTGGCCAGCAGGTCACCGTCATGGGTGGCGCGCACCTGAGCACCGACCACCGCGCCGGTCAGGTCCACCGGCTGCGTCTTGGCCGCGTCCTGCCACAGCACGAACCGCCACGCGTACGTGTCGCCTCGGTAGAGGTCCAGCCCGTACGTGCCCGGTCCGGTGGTCATGGCGTGGGCGCGCCGAAGTTAGCCACCATGCGGTTCCATTGCTGCGCGTCGGGCACCTTGAGGTCGACCGGTGGCCGCGCCGCGCCGCTGTTCCACGTCGCTGACGTGATGCCGCACAGTTTGCCGCCGCTCAGCAGGTAGTACCCGTCACCGGGCGTCGTGCTGCCGCCGCACGCTTTCTGAATGATCATCGTGTCTTCCTCTCGCGCCTCGGTTGTGTCGTCGGCTGTGCCGGCGAGCAGGTCGGCTATCTGCGAACGCAGGTCGGCCATCCGGTACTCAGGTGAGCCCGAGCCGTACCGGCCCGGGTCCCACTTGCCGTCTGTGCTCGACTCTTTGTGGCCGATGGCGTACGACGCACTGCGGCCATAGCGGCGCAGCACAGCGGTGGCAGCGCGCAACGTGGCGTCGTACTGCGCCGAGCCCATGTCTTGGCTGCCCGAGTAGTCGACCTCAAACCCGATGGTTGCCGCGTTGCCGTCACCGGCCGGAAACGGACCGGTTGCCTTGGCGGTGCCGGCGTGGTTGGCGCGTCCGGCCGCGATGACGTGACACGTCCCGTCGTAGCCGATGACCACGTGCGCCAACGGCCCCGGCAGGTCGCTGCGTCCGTTCACACACGTGGACAACGTCGGGCAGGGATTGCTCGCGCTGGTCTTGGTGCCGGTGTGATGCACCGTCACGCCGTACGGCGCAAACGATCCGGTCGAGGATGGCCGGCCGCGCGACTTCCACCCGCTGTACTCGGACACGCGGCAACCCTCGGCGCGCAGCGCGTCGGCTAGCCACGTCTCCCACCGGTACGCCATGGCTCACTCGTTGGCTGCGTCGTTCGGGTTGGCGTCGTCGTAGGTGTCAGCCTCGGGCTCGGGCTGCGCCACGTCGCCGGGCTCGTCCGGCTGTGCAACGTCACCGTTGCCAGGTGCCGGCTCTGGCGTTGTCTCACTCATGGCTTTGCCTCCGTTTGTTCCGTTTGCAATCTGTGCACCGAGGTACGTACCGAGCACGCCGATGATGCCGCCGAACGCCGTTGTGAGTATCTGTGTGGCGTTGTCGGACAGTCCCGGCCCCTTGCTGGCGATGGCGTCGTACAGCACGCCAGCAGTTAGCAGCACCACGGCGGTGGCCAGTCCGACCGCCAGCGTGATGGCCACGTAGTTGCGACCCAGCATCACGGCCCGATTCGTCGCGCGCTTAGCCACGTCATGTCGACACCGCCCGTTGTGTTCAGCGCCGCGCCGCTGTTCTGACCTCCGGTTACCTCGACGTAGTCACCGACCGCTAGTTGCGTCTCGGCTGCCAGCCCGGCCACGTGGGTGGCACCGTTGGCCGCTTGCTGTGTGCTGCGGCCCAGCGCGGTGGTGCCGTTGAGCAGCAGCACCACGGCGCGGTATCCGGTGGCGTTGACGCTGAACCCGACCGAGCACACCAGCAGGTACTTGCCGGCCGCGCCGGCTGGCACGGTTAGCCGCGTGGGGTTGGCGCCGGCGTACATGCCGGTGGGATTCCACACGACTTGGTCCCACGTCATGGTTGCGGTGCCGCCGTTGGGGATTGACGTGGTTAGCGAGCGGTACACCTTGGCCATGTTCGGATCGGGTGCGTCCCCGTACTTGGGCACGTACGAGTCGAGGTAGGACGCCAGATTCTGAATCGCAACGGCGCCCTGGCTCAGCGGATCGGTGCTCAGCGGGTAGGGGAAACCGCGCGCGGTGCTCGATGGCATGGGCTCACGCTCCCGTCACGTCTTGCCAGGTGGTTGCGGTCGGCACGGCTGCCCATGTCGCTGCGACAGTGCCGGCGTCAGTCCATGCGAGCAGCGGCCCGGACCACTGCACCGGTGACACCTTGAGCCCGAGCGACCAAACGGCCGGGTTGTCGTGCATGTCGAACGACCAGCCCTCTAGGTACCCGGACACGAACGCGTCGGTCGGCTTGGGCAGATCGGTGAACGCCAGCCGGCTGCCCAGCGGCATCTTGAGCAGCGCTTCGGCCAACGGGTGATCGGTGGCCGGGTCGAGCACACCGGACGAAACGTTGACGTTGTCGAGTTTCCAGACCGGCACCGAATAGCGCTGCACGTGCGTGTCGGCGCGTGCCTGCGCGTCCACGGTGTTGGCCAGCGCGGTGCTAATGCTGGTGTGCCGGTAGCCGTCGACCATCACCGAGGTTGCGTCTTGGCTGTGCACCTCGACTTGTGGGCTGCCGTAGGTAACGGTCACGTCGTTGGCCACGTCGCTGACCACCTGCGCGGCGGTGACGTTGTCGGATATCTGGCAGTCGTCCAGCGTTGCGGCCGGCGTGGTCGTGTTGCGCTCGTCGCCCAGCGTCCAGATATAGGCATCGGTTACCGGGTCGTAGAACACACCGCCCCACGTCGAGCCGTCAGCCGATGCCGCGTCGAGCAGGTCAAGCGCCGGCTGGCGGTCCACGTCACGTGCGAGCAACGTCGGGCCGGTGCCGAGCACCGTTAGCGAGATACCGACCAGCCCGGCGATGCGTGACGCACGGGCCGCGCACGTCTCGGCCGGCCACGGTGTGTCGCCCACCATTTGGTTGGCCAGGTGGCCCAACGGGTCGGTGGCCAGAATCTTGACCACCGGCAGCGGCCCGAGCGCACCGACGCGCCAGTCAGCGGCCAGGTCGGTGACGTAGCCACGAAACAACGTCAGCCGCACTTCCTGGCTGGCCCATGAGCCGGTGGCCGCTGCCCACGTGCCGGTTGCGTCATTCCACGTCGGGTTAGACGCGGGCGCGTCCAGCGCAAAGTCGACGGTCTGCCCGCGCTCCACCGTGGACGCGGTCGGCTCGACAAACGAGACGGTCATCGTTGACGGGTCGTAGTTCTCGGCCGGGTGGTTGCGCCCGCGCGAAATCTGCACGTCGGCCAACGCGTCGCACGTCACGTCTGCGCCGTTGAGCAGTAGTTGCGGGGCCATGGCTCACGTCCCGAAGACCGGCGAGCGTTGGTTGGCCAGCCGCATGGTGCCGCCGCGCATGTTGGCTTGGCTCAGCAGCCGCAACACCTGACGCGCGGTGGCTTGCGGGTCCAGCGCGCCGTTGATGTTGATCACAACACCGCCGCGCATGCCGGCGCTAAAGCCGTACGGGCTGGCACCGGCGCGCGCGGCCAGCCCGCTGGTCGGTGAGTAGTAGGTGCTCGACGCGCCCGCGCTGGCACCGAAGATGCCGCCCAGCCCGGGGATATGGCTCAGCAGCCCACCGCCAATGCTCTTGATCTTGTCCAGCACCTTGCCGACCGCGCCAAAGAGGTTGGTGAACACGTCAGCGACGTGCTGCACCACGGATGCGATGCCACCGAACACCGCACCGACGATGCGACCCAACGTCTGCACCCAGCCCACCAACGTCTTGATGACCGTGACGACGGCGCCGAACACCGACGTGACGACACCGCGCACGGTCGCAAAGTTCTTGATGATGAACGCCAGCGCGATGCCGAACGGCCCCAGCAGGATGGCCAGCAATAGCGGCCAGTTGCTCGCCACCCACGACCAAACCGCCTTGATGGCCGCGAGCACCGCACCGAACACCGCGTGCACGACGGTGCGCACGATGCTGAACCGGTTATAGAGGATCACCACAACCGCGATAAGCGCGACTATCGCCAGGATGATGAGCCCAACCGGGTTGGCGAGCAGTTCGGCGTCGAGCACTTTCTGCACCGCTGCCCATGCCTGCGTGACGATGGTTATCACCTTGGTGGCGACCGCGAGCGCACCGAGCGCGCCGGCCAGGATGATGCCGACGACGGCCACCGCGTGCGCTGCACCCGAGTTCTGCGCCAGGTACTGCGCCATGGTGGTGAGCGGCCCCAGCACGGCGTTGATGGCCGGCAGCAGCGCGGTGCCCAACGCCTCTTTGGTCTCGTTGATGCCAACCGTCATGCGCTTGAAGCGGCCCTCAGTCGTGTTGGCTGCGACCGTTGCCGAGCCGGCCACCTTGGCGTTGACGGCAGCCATGATCTTGCCCATATCGCCGCTCTTGAGCGTGGCTTTGTCGATGCCCAACCCGAGTTTGCCGAGCGCGCCGGTACTGCCGGCGTAGCCCTTGCTCAGCGCCAACGACACCGCGCCCAAGTCCTTGCCGGTGGCCGCGCTCACGTCCATGGCGGTGCTGAGCGCTTTCTGCGCGTCGGCCGCGCTGAGCCCAGCACGCAGCAGGTTCTCAAGCGCCGGGCGCATCTGGTCGTCAGCAACACCGGTGGCCAGTGAGGTCTTGGAGATCCAATCCTCCATGGCCGATATCTGCGCTTGGTGCGCGCCGGTCGTGCGCTCCATCGTGTGCGCGAGCAGTTCCTGCGACTTTTGGTCTTCGGCCGCCGCGTGTGCCGCGTCGAGCCCGACACTGACCAGCGCACCAAAGCCGACCGCTGCCGCCGTGCCGACTTTCTGCGCGGTGGTCTTGGTCTTCTCCATCGTCTTTTCGACGCGGTCGAACGCAGCACTCACACCGGTGGCGTCGGTCAGCACCTTGATAGCGAGCGTGGCCGCGCTAGCCATGGCGTGCCGCCTGCTCTGCCAACACCTCTAGCGCGGTGGCGATGGTGGCGTCTTGCTCGTCCCACCAATCACGCGGCGCGGTCATGGTGGCCACCGCTAACTCGACAACGAGCCGGGCTCGGGACCCGGCAGGGTAGGGCTCGCCGGCCCCACCTCACCCGGCGCGGTCACCACGTTGAGCGCGTCGATGCCGACGCACTCGGTTTCGCTGAACGTCTCCCACGTCATGTCATCCGGCAGCGCGTGCTCGCGCTTGAGCGCGGCCCACGCCACGAACGTGAGCCACAGAAACGGTGCCTCCCGCGCGTCGGGCCAGTGCATGCGACCGCGCGTCATGTCGAACCGGACAAGGTCCGGGTTAGCGGTCTGCACGTCGTGCACCGCGCCATCGGCCATGGTGACCTTGACCAGCGGTGCGCTCAGGTCGGGCACGTCAGCCATTACTCACCCTTGATGCGGTCGAGTGCGCGCTGCACGTCTTCCTTGAGCGCGTCCAGCGTGAAACCTTGGTTGTCTTCCAGCGCGGGCCGCAACCACGGCCGGGCCGGCACGTTGATGCGCACCGCGCCAAACTCTTGGACCGAGCCGTACAGCAGCGGCGTACCCACGATGAACCGGTCCGGCTCCACCTCTGCGAACACCGAGCCGGCGAGCGTGCCAGTGAGTCGCGGCGCCAGTTGCCGCGCCGTCGTCGCCACCCGCTCACTGGCACGCTCGTTGCCGGCGCGCAGTTCCTCAATGTCCTTGACCGCGCGCCGGCTGGTGGCCGCGAACCGTTCGGCTCCGACCACGTCCACCCGGAAAACGTCGTTGCTCACTTGCCCACCGCTGCCGGCTGCGCCGACGCCTCGGCCATGAGCACGCCGGTTCCCCATGTTGGCGTGGGGATGCCGACGCAGTCCCAATCGAAGTCAGCGACCATCGGCGTGCCGTACTTGTCGGTGCTGCCGAACGTGAGTGGGTCGATGATCAGAGAGCCGGTGTACTTGGCCGCGTCGGCCGTGTTCGGCGTGAACACAAACGCCACCGTCTTGCCCATGTTGGTGAAGCAGTACGCAGCGAGTCCCAGCGCTATGGCGTTGTCTTGCACCATGCGGCCGGTCAGGTGCGCGGCGTACAGCGGCAGCGGCGGGACCATCGCACCGCACAGCGTGTAAATCTCGGTGCTGGTGGTCTTGTTCCATTCCAGCGCCGCGTTCTCGACCTGACACGAAACGTCTTGCGGCGTGGCACCCAGCGTCAGCGTGCCGGGTCCTAGTGGTGAGTAGTGCACGGGTCCGGCCATGGGTACCTACCTCAGACAGTGACGGTCAACATGAGACACGGAACGGCTGGCGAGTTTGCGTCGAGCACTAGTTGCCCGGTGGCCGCGCGCTGCACGGGTGCGTTGTGGTCCCACAGTCGTTGCGGCAGCACGTCCAGCAGACCGTCGATGGCGGCAGCGGTGGTCGCCGGGTCACCGGCCGGCAGCACCACGTAGACATTCCACGTCGTGGTTGCGCCGTACGCGTTGATCGGGTCGTAGGACGACAGCCACGGCCACGCGTCCCATTCGGCCGGCGTTTGCGGCCGGCTCGACCAGCCGGTGACCGTGACTGTCGTTGCGTCGATGGCCACCGGTCCGGTGACCGCGTCAGCGATGATCTGCCGAGCCTTGTTCATCCGAACACCACGACCCGGTCGGGTCCCTCTAGCCGCTCAATCTCGGTATCGAAGTTGGGCAGCCGCGTGGGTCCGTACTCAGCATCCGAGACCATGCCCAACGGAATGCCGCGCGCGGCAACCGTGCGCGCCACCCGTCTGAGCAACGCTTGGTCGAGGTTCGGCTGCGGGTACATGGAATCCACGCGGCATGCCCGTGCCTGCACGTACGTCTCGGCGTCGAGCACCTGTTGCAGCGTGGCGTCGTCCACCGACGTGGCCGGCACACCGACCCACGCACGTGCCTGCGACAACGTCACGCTGGTGCTCACTTGCCGTTAGCCCTTGTGCTCGGTACCTGCTCGGGCTCGGCCGGCGCCTCGGTCACCTCAAGCGAGGTGGGCAGACCAGCCGGCGCGGTGATCGGGATGAGCCCGGCGCCGGCAACGGCACCGAACGCCGCATAGCCACCGTAGGCAACCTGCACACCGAGGATGCTCGGCTCAACCACCGACAGCAGCCCAATCACCTCTTCGTACACCTCGTAGTCGGCGCTGTTGCCGACGATGCACGTACCGGCTGCGAGTGTTGGCACGACGATGCGCGGCAGCCCGAGCACGTCGCCACGGAAC